GAGCCCAAGGTTTAGATGCAATGTACCTCTGATAGGCTGTGAAGATATCTATACTCTTATCATACTTGAACTCATCAGGACCCGCAAACACAAAGTCTTTGACTTTCACATAGTCATTGATGTGCCATCTCTTGTCAGGTGGCATCATCTGAGAGTGGTTGTGGAAGATACACATTGCCTCATTGAGGGTCTTCTCACAGGTGTGTTCCTTACCATACCTCTTAGTATACTCCCAACACATTTCAAATCCTAGACTCAACATCCAGGCAAAGTTTTCATAGGACTTTGCTGCCCACACTGTACAGGGGTGGTGTTTGAATCCACCAGTAGTCCTGTATGGCTCCCCATCCTTCTTGTGGATAGGTTCCCAGTCCCAGTGGTGTTTGGAGTAGATGACAGAGGCCATCTGACAGGTCTCTAGTGGCATCTTGACAATGTGTTTGTCAGGGAGAGACTGAGCAGAGACCCTTGGGGATGGGTCTGTAACAAAGATGTTCATATTCTTTCGAGAATACCTCTTGGTATAAACCAGTATGGCACAGATTGCCAGTTTCGTCCAATCAAATATGCACGATAAAACAATTTGACATCACCAATACCATTCCGATATGACTTGGGATAGATGGTTGTACTCATGAAACCAAATACCACAACATGAAAAAAGTTTCCAGCTGGGTGGTGACCCAGTTGGAAACCTAACAATTTTGCCTCATCCTCTACACTGAAACTTAGGCGAAAGTGATCATGGAGTTGATCATGTAACTCTGTACATTCACCAATTCCAGGTATCCAGTTCTCTAAGAATTCAATATAGGGATCAGGTTGCATTATAATACTACTAACAATACTTTAACTATGACGAACTCAATCAAAAGAAAGAGAAATGTGAAAAATATAAACCCAGGTACAAATTCAAGGAATGTTTGTTTCCTAAAGAATGTTTGTTTCCTAGGATTCCTAGGGTATGTAATATTCTTCTTAGTATTCATCATAGTGGCCATCCAGTACCAGGTTTACCTTCTACTACCTCACCATACTTGTGATGAGGTTTGAGATCTGGGTCAGGATTACTCTCTACCCTTGGTTCTTTCTTCTTGATGACGATGAACTTATCTGCGGCAAATGTACCTGCGATCTTGAATTCAAGTTCAGTTCCATCTTCCCAGATAACTTCACCATTCTTTTTTCTCATATCAAGGAGACACTCAATCTCCTTGATGATCTCTTCAGTAATCTTCATTTTAGTTCAATCTCTGTTACTTCAAATTTACCTTGAAGTTTTAAATCATTCATTTTTTCTTGATAGTTTATCGCGTCAGAGTGTGAAAGAAACGCTCTAGTTTGAAAGCTATCGATGTAATGCCTTGTGGTGTTGCCGCGACCGAAGGGCCGCGGGAAGGTCATATACACTAAGAAAACCCGTTCTCGTAGTGTTTGATTCATCATCCGAAAGTAGAGTCGGGCTCAAGGGCGATGTAGTAAACCAGGTCACAATTCTGAGAGGAGAAACGTGACAGAAGTTTGGAAGATACTACCACATCATAAGTACCAGGGAGAACTTTCATATTCTCTTCCTTGAAGTTGAAACAGAAAGTGTCGGTAGTTTCACCAACCTCAATAGCGAAGTCGTTAGAAGTATCATTCTTCTTATCACGGGCTACCAGTTTGATGACTTCACCATCACCCACCACAGAGATGTCAGGGAGTTGATACACAGAAGAAGCTTTCTTCAGTTTCTCCAGTTGTTGGCTGGTAAGAACAAAGGCAACATCCTCAGAGGGAAGAGTGATTTCTTTCTCAGGGGGAGACACAATGACGGTAGGGTCTGCGAAGAAGTACTTCGAACGCATACGACCTTCTTTGATTACCACATACTCATCCTTGGCAAAATCCAAGTCTGCGTTTTGGTGAAGTGACAGACCATTCAGAAACTGGGTCAAGTCGTAGATACCAAAGTCCTTAGGAAACTCTTCACTTACAGTGGCTTCCACAAGGATATTTTTCATCACCGAGATGGTGCGAAGTTTGCTACCCTCTTTGAAAAGGATAGACTGGTTGATTGAAGAGAAGTTCTTCAGAAGATTTACAGTCGAATCAGAAAGTTTCATAATTACCTTTTGGTTTTTGGGTCAGACCAGAGAAGTGATACAGGAGAACACAATAGTGGATGGCTTTGAGGATGTCAAGTTTGGATTTGCCATCCTTTTTACCAAACCTCGACAGATATTTGATTGCGTTGGATCGACAGAAAGCTTCGGAGTCTCCGATACTATCAATCAGATCCAGAGTCTGAGTTTTGTTATCGTTAGCATAGTGTGCTCGATACGTTCCACTCAGGTAGTCACGGAGTTCATTCAGGATTACATCCTCAGAATACTTCCAGTAACCATTATCATTATTGATATTCAATGTTATTTCATTTTGTTTGGGTTCAGATTTTTTAGGGAGACGAGGACCCTTGCTTTGCGCAAGGGGTGTCCATTCATATCCCCCATTTTCATTTACCCAGTCAGTTGTTGACATTACATCATATAGTAAAGACCATGCATTCATTCTATCAACTTTCCTCCTCTTTGTCAATCACAAAGTCAGCGTCTACCTTGTCATAAAGTTCTAGGAAGGATTGTTTAGTCTCATCATCGAAACGATTCAGACAAACTTGAATAGCCTTGGACTTATCACCAAAGATATTGTATGCCTTGACGATGTGAACCAGACGACGGGTGGTGATGATATCTTCAATACCACCATCAAAGAAGGTCTTACGGATGATATCTGCCCAGTCTACCAGACGAGAAACAAAGTCATCGTTGTCACACTGACGAGACAGGATCTTAGACTCAATGGCAGGTGACGGATACTCTTGTTCAAAGGTGACAGGGAATCGTTCTAGGAATGCCTCATTGAGAACATTGGTGCCGATGAATCGTCCGTCATCAGAACCCTTACCCTTGGTGTTGGCTGTGGCAAAGATATTGAATCCATCCTTGGGTTGAACCATCTTACCAATCTTTTTCAGGAAGACACCTTTACCTTCCAGAATTGATTGGAGACAAAGGATTTTATTGGAAGCCAGGTCGATCTCATCGAGTAGAAGTACAGCTCCCCTTTCCAGAGCTTCCACGACGGGTCCATTATGCCAGACAGTTTCGCCATTAACAAGACGGAAACCACCAATAAGATCATCCTCGTCAGTTTCGATTGTAATGTTGACACGGATCAGTTCCCGTTTGAGTTTGGAACAAGCCTGCTCAATAGAGAATGTTTTACCATTGCCAGAGAGTCCAGTAATGAACGTAGGGTAGAAAATACGGGACTCAATAATCTTTTTAATATCTTTGAAGTTACCAAACTGGACGAAGTTATCATCTTTCTCAGGAATCAGGTTCTGTTCTACAGCAGGTTGTGCTGCTGGTTGTTGATATGTATGTTCGAGTTTCTCTTGTACAGTCAAATCCCACTTACCACGACCAACCTTGAATGGTTCAAGGTGTTTGGTAACAGTCTGATAAGCAGGGCCACCAGATGCACACCAGCCTTTGACATCACCAGAGGTGATTGAATTTCCATACAGAGACTTGAGTGAAGAAACGATGTAGTCAGCTGTGATTGCCATGTGTGTTATGTATTTACCTCCATATTATAAACCCCATCTGGCCAGACCAGACGGGGGAGTGGACGGTCTATCAACTGATCAGGTCTACAAATTTACTTAATACTTTTTTATTTAGTGACTTATTCTTAAGAGATTTGGAAAATGCACTCTTGATTTTAGCTTTAGATGCACCTTCATCAACTTCAAAAGTAGTATCATTATTCAAGGAGTTTGAAATAATACTAAAGAGGGTGTGATACTTGCTCTTGGTGATAGCGTAAGACTTGTCCTTACGAATCTTTTTCATCTCCTCATCAGTTTTAGACTCATACTTATTGATGAACCTACCAAACTCACGAGGTTCACAAATACGAATACCAATGAAGTTTGTATAAGGGAACGACTTACGGAGATCATCTAGAAAAACATTAGTGGTCTCAACTGACGACATTTGATTCATATAATAAGTGTGACCTGTCTTACGATTACGAAGATAAACATTACGACCATAGACTGGACGGACAGTAGTTCCACCGTAGTAATTAGTTCTTTCAAGAGACACTGGGATGGGGTGACCATCACCATCAGTCAGGATGATACACTGAACTTTTTGAATCTTGTTAGTGGATTGGAAGTGAGGAATAATCTTATGAAGACTAACCATTGATTCAAACAAAGGAGTGCCACCAAGACAGAAATTGTTAGGGACAGTGTAAGCATAATGATGACGGATACCAGCAACCACACGATAAAAGTTCTTCATGTGACGATCAAGGTCTGGTTTCTTGACACGACTACTCAGAATATTCATCAAACAGAAGTCTTGTGAAAGATACAAAGTATTCTTCTGAATTAATTTGTGGCCATCATCATACTCCCTGGTGCGGAAGTAGTTAGAGAAAGCATAAACCTCAAAGGGAATGTTTACCTTCTGACAGAACCATACCAGGTTATACATCTGTTTGATTGTATCCATCATGATATTGGCCATAGAACCAGACCAATCAAGGATAAAGATAAGACCATGGTTCTTACCATCAGGAATCACGGAAACCTTTTTGAATAGATCTTCGTTGAACTTATAGGTATGAAGTTTGGTGCAATCCAGAGTACCAGTCTTAGCAATAGCGGAACGAGAATAAGCATCGGCAGATTTTTTCATTTCGAATTCTTTGACGAGGTAATTTACCTCACGCTGAGAAGACTTCTTGAACTTGTTGTAGTCTTCATCAACATACTTGAAAACATCATTATTGTATCCATATTGAATTTCAAAGGACTCATCAAGAATACTTTGAACCTCAGTGACATCAGCGACCACATCCTCCACATCAAAGTCAGGATGTTCAACATAGGTATTTTCCTTACCCTCAATATCACTATTGAGTGATTCCATACCATCTTCAAATGCAGTGTCAGTAGAGACAGATGGTTCAAGTTCAGGTTGTTGCTCTTTACTATAAGAAGGAGTATCAAGGTCAGCTTCTTCTTTACCTTCTTCCTCCTGTTCTTTCAGGGATTCTTCAATCTCTTCCTGAGCTTTCTCTTCATCAGTCTTATCACCACCAGGTTCTTCAGACTCAAGTGTAGCTTCAGGTTCTTCTTTACTCTCAGTCTTCTGAGCTTCTTTACAATGGATGTAAAGAACCCGAGCAGCATCAACAGCTTGAACGAATGTTTCTGCGTCTTCTACTTGTTGACGAATAACCAGTTCTTCATCAGTGAAAGGAACATCAATAAACCGACCGATCTTGTAATACAGGTTGATACGGTCAGCCAGGTTCATCTCAGAGACATCTTTACCTTCAATACAGAAGAAGTCCTTTTCTGATTCTGATAGTTCTTTATATCCATTGTAGAAAGTTTTGTTGAGACCATCGTAACGACGCTTCATCAGTTTCTCAACACGAACGTCTTCAGTGACATTCACAAACTGTTTGGGAATAGTGTCATCCCAGTCTTCTGTTGGGGTGTAAAGTGCATGTCCTACTTCATGACCCACCAACATATCATATACGGCATCTGATGCCCTCTTCCACATAGGGAGGGTCAGTACCCTGTTAAGGACATCAAAACTAGCTGTACTGACGTTCTTGTTTTCAACGATGATGTCTTCAGTCGCAAGAAGTTTAGCCAGTTGAGACTTGATTTCATAGTTGACAGACATGTGGTTTTCTTATGTATGTAACCACCATACAACAAAACCACCCTTACAGGTGGCAAACGAGGACAGAAGAATAACCGGCCCCCACATGGGATGTGAATTGGGTGGGGGTTGTAGGTCGGCGTCTCCTTTGAGTTTAGTCTGTGGTCAAAATGTGTCTACAAAACCTCCGGGCTTCGTGGTCAACAATTCCACATTCTGAAATGCATTGGAAGTATTCGGACACCTGATCGTATTTTTCATCCACAGATGATTTTTCGTCCCACTTCCATGATGCAAGTTCATTATGAGAAATTAGGTTATGCATTTTCACCTCCATCTCATCTCACATTAATATTTAGTGAGGAAATGGTAACATTACGAACATTTCATTAAGTTTTACCTTTCTTTACAAATGTGAGAGAACCCTTTAACTTTCTCAAACTTAATAGTTTCTTCAAACTTATCTTCCATGTTTGACTTGTGAGAGATGACAAATACGTTTGCGTCTTTAACAACATACTTGATAATCTTTGTGAACTCATCTGACCCTACTGAGTCAAGTGAGGAATCAAATACTTCATCTAAGATCATCAGGTTTGTGTTTACAGAGTTTTTGAACCTAGCAATCTCTCTCCAAGTAAATAAAAGAGCAAGGTCAATTCGTGACTTCTCTCCTTCAGAGAAGGAGGAATAAGAGAAGTCTTCATGGATAGGGGATTCGACAGTTTCATTGAACTCTTCATCCAGTTTAAAGTTGATATAAAAGTCCATCATCTGCAGATACTTATTCACCATCTGGTTGATGAGGGGGAGATATTTTTTGATGATTAGTGATTTCACTCCACCATCTTTGAGGAGTGAATACACATAATCGTGGTAAGAGATACCTTCTTTCTTCTCACCTATCTCCTGGAAGGTGGTTTGAAGGTTATCTCTGAATGTTTCTAACTTTTCATACTCAGTATTTCTACTTTCAAGTTGATCGGTAACTCTTTGAATTTCAGATTCATACTGTCTAATCTGTCTTTGGTTTCCAGAAATCTTTGTAGTTGTTTGAGTAATGTCATTAATTAAGTTAGAAGCCTCCTTCGAAAGGTCAATAAAGGTGGACTCCCTCAACTCTTCCTCTTTAATTGCTATCTGGAGCTCAGTGAACCCAGTCTGCAACTCTTTGGCTTTATCTTGAGAATCCGTAATTCTATTTACACGAAACTCTTCTTTAATATCCTGGTTACAGGTAGGGCATACCGTATTCTCTGAGAAAAATTTATGTTCTTTTACAATAGTTTGTATTTTTTGTGACAGTTTACCTTTGACGTTACCATATTCTTTGAGTTTCTTAGAAGCATTCTCAAACTCTTTCATCTCAGTTTGTTTATTCAACAACTTCTCTGAGAGTGTTTCATTGGTAGTCATATCAACTTCAACTTCTTTCTGAAGTTTATCAATCTTATTCTCATACCCTTTGATACTCTCATCACTGAGTTTGTTAATCTCATCGATAAAGTTCTTCTGCATCTCAACTTTATCTTTGAGTGATTCTTTCTTCAGTTCTAGTGTCCTGGTGGTCTCTTTCAGACCACGAATCTTCTCCTTGATCAACATATTCATAGAGGAGAAGATCTTGATGTCCAACAGATCTTCTACCACTTCCCTTCTACTTGCAATAGGAAGTTGCATAAAGGGAACAAAGGTGGATGAACCAAGGATCACAATCTGTGTGAATGACTTGTAGTTCATCTTCAACACATTCTGTTCCAACCATTTCTGTTGGTCGATGGCAGATGATGCTTGGTCTAGTTCTTTACCATCACGAATGATCTTAAAGATGTTTGGTTTGATCCCCCTTTCGATTCTCCATTGAGTGTTGTGTAGTGTGAATTCAATATCTACAAAACACCCCTTCTCATTAGCAGTGTTGATGAGTTGTGCCTTATTGATCTTACGAAAAGACTTACCATACAGAACAAAACACAGAGCATCAAGAATCGTTGACTTACCGGCTCCGTTTGATCCGACAATCAACGTGGTAGATGTCTTGTCTAGTCTTACTTCTGTTGGTATATTCCCTGTGCTTAAAAAGTTCTTCCAGGTAATCTTCTCAAATAAAATCATGTTCAATATTGGGGGGAATCACAATGTCAGAGGGAGTGATAATAGTATACCTGTGACCGTGCATTTCACAAGTCTTGATCATTATCTCGTCATCAATCTCAAGGACCGACATCTCAGGATAGTCCATGTCCTCAAGTTGTAGTGAATATCTTAACGCATCGTCTTCTTCTTCAAAAATGTAGAGGACCTTATCATTGTCCTCATCAATAACTGAATATGCTCCGTCTCTCTCTTTTCCCTTTACTGTAATGATAAACATCAGACCAATTCACAAGCCTCCTGATAGATTTCTCTGATGATACTTTGAATGACTGATTTATCTAATTCAGTTTCAGACTCATCAATATATCTATCAAGGATAGACATTGTATCTTCTGACTCAATGTTCTTGTTTGCGTCTTCAAATCCAGGGTCAAGATTGGTGAAAGCAAAGTTCTCAATGACCTTGAGATCTGCCACACCAGATGAGTAGATTTTATCAATGAACTTCTCAAACTTTACAGGGTCAGACTTCTTTCTGACAACTACCTTGACTAGTTTGTCTTGTAGATGTCTAGAATCAAACAACCGATAGTCATCATCATTGTAGTAGATACTATAGAAGAGACGATAAGGGTTATCGACGTGAGTGTGTTCTAAGGTTTCAGTGTCCAGAATAGTGAAACCTCTTGTATCACCCACATCACTCCAGAACATCTCATAAGGATTACCGAGATAGAAGATCTTACCATTGTCAGATCTTGTGTGATAGTGTCCAGAATAAACTCTGTCGAACTTATTATAAACAGAAGGATCATGTCCGTGATCCATGGTGACATAGTTATTCACTTTGAACCCAACCAGTTCTAGGTGACCAAATGCAACTGTTGCATCTGTATTCTCGATGTCCTTATATGTCTCTTTCTCGTTAGCTTCGTTGATCCAGGGAATGTATAGAGTCTTTAGATTATCTAACTGAACAGTCTTTGTACTTGAATAGGGAGTGATATTATCATACTCCTCAAGGAGGAGATCAACTGCGTTGATATCATTAGTATTTTTATAGTATGCATCATGGTTACCAACCATCATGTCTACTGTAATACCTCTTTCTTTCAGAGGTTCAAATACAACTCTCTTTGACCATTTCAGTGACTTAAACTCAATACCACGACGACTATCAAATACATCACCCATATGGATTACATGTTTGATACCTTCTTTGTCCAGAGTGGGAAAGAAGATGTTCTTATAGAATTGTTCAAAGTAATCGTGAAAGAGATGAGATCCCTTTCTACAACCATAGTGGGTGTCTGTGATAATAGCAACTTTCATCAATCTTCACCAATCAGGATATAC